TTATGCTGTCAAACCAAGCTCCCGCAGGCATTCGCGGAACATTGTGCCGGCGCTCTTATAGCCGAAAATTTTTCTAGGATAGCTGTTAATCCAGTTCTCCGTGGCTGCGATTTCTTCCGCTGTGACCTTTGAGAAGTCCGTGCCTTTCGGATGCCGGCGGCGGATCATGCCGTTCACATTCTCATTGCTCCCACGTTCCCAGGAAGAATACGGGTGGCAGTAATATACCTTCGTCCGCTTATCCCCGGTGATGCAGGACTGTTCCAGCTGATCGGCCAATGCAAACTCACTGCCGTTGTCCACCGTGATGCTCTTATAAATGATGCCAAACTTCTCTGCGCCCAACTTCCGTTCCAGCGCATTGATTGCCTGCACGGTCGTCTCTGCACGGCGATCCGGCACCATTATAATATTTTCGTTCCGGGTTTTGCGCTCGGTCAGCACCAGCAGTGCAACCGTACTTTTCTTCTTGCCGGAATACACCGTGTCCATTTCCCAGTGTCCAAATTCTTCACGGTCTTTTACTCCCGCCGGGCGTTTTTCGATGCTCTCACCAGCCGGCGCACGGGCAGGATTCTTTGTTTTGACCTTTTTATAGTCGCCCTTATGCACGCCATGTCTGGGCAGAGCCTTTTGTGTCAGATTCAGGAACACACCCTTTTTGATGTAGCTATATATGGTAGGCACCGATATATGCGTTTTGAATGTCCGTCCTTCTTCCATGGCATAACCATACACCGCAGCCGGTGAGCAGTCCTTATCTATAATGGTCTGTTCGATATAGCTTGCAAGCTCATGATCCTTGCCGATTTTAAGGTTTGGCCCCTTTTCCCGAAGATGTGCCTGATACCTTTGCTCTGCAATGTCCGGGCTGTATGTAGGAATCAGCTTCCACGTCTTACCGTCCAGCTTGTCATAACTGCCGCGCTTCAATTCCCGGTACACCGTGGACGGGTCCACCCGCAGCCTGTCTGCGATTTCCTTTACTCTCAGCCCATCTTTCAACCACTTTTCGATACGGATTCGGTCTGTAAGCGTAAGCTGTTTGAACACTCGCACGCCGTTTTCCTCCTTCCGACTATGGCGTTTATTTTCGTTTTAAGCGTAAATTATACGGTGTACCGTTGTCAATTCGCAAACTTTCCACACTTTGCACATTTCCTTTGTGCAAAACTTCCAGACAAACAAAAAATCCCCCGCCAGCAATCCATCAGGATGCCAGCGGGGGATTTTCATTTCAGTGCAGAAGCATCGTCAGTTCATAGGCCACAAGGCCGGAAACCAACGCCGCAATCACAGCCCACCAAAGTTTGTTCCCAAATGTTCCGGGGGCTTTTTCCAGCGCGGTCAGGCGGTCCTCCTGCTTTTTGTTTTGAGCCGTTACAATTTCAAGGCTCTTGTTTGTGTTTTCGAGTTGCTGGATGGTCAACTTGATATTGGTGTTCATGCCGTTTACTGCATCGGTCAGCTTCCCCAGCTCGTCCAGCCGGTGGGTGTTGCTCTGTGCACGGTTTTCGACCGCTGTCAGGCGATGTTCCAGTTCCTCGTCAGTCATTACGCTTGTCCTCCCCCGCCTTACCGAAACGGGCCACAGTGGTGGTTTCCACGGATTTCTTTGCCATGTAATCTTCGAGCTTCTTCTTGGTAAAGTCGAACACAAGCTGTACGATCCAATCCAGCGTCCGCTCATTGATTGCCCAGTCCAGCCAGTCCGGGGTGTAGCCGCGCAGCACCGCGATAACGTGCGCTTTCTTCTCTGCGCCTGCACCCGCGCCGAACTTTTCTTCCGCGTTGACGATCCACTTGTACACGGTCTTTGCGACCACAAGGCCGTAACCCAGACGTACCGCCGCCAGCGCCGTGACCACAAGGCCGACCACCATGAAGATGCAGGCCAGCCATTCAGGGAATGCCATCAGAAAAACTTTCAGAATGTTCTCCATACTGTTTTCCTCCTACTTTCAGCTTACCCACCGGCTCTTTGCCGCGCGGGTGTCGATATGTACCCAACCAGCAGGGCGTCCCGCCTTTACAGGATAGCGCCCGATGCCGCCACGATTCGGCAGTAGGGTCTCGGCATAGGCAGCCACAGCTTCAACACCCACGCCCTGCACCCGGATGTCCGCAGCCTTGCCGTAACAATGCTGGCTGTAGGTCGCCCCCTTCACCGCCTTGTTGTGGGCGGCGGTACGGTATGCACTCGTGATCGTCACAGACTTCCCGAAATGATTCCGGATTTTCTGCAGCAGGGTCACAAGCTCATCGTCAATAAAGATCGGGTCACTCCCATCCTTGCAGCGGAACTCCTTCACCGCAAAATTTGCGGAGAGCTTTCTGTTCCCGTCCTTCGCATACGAATAGGCTTTAATCGCCATTGCTACCATCTCCCTTCATGCCCGGATCAGCCCCGCACCCGCGCATGGCACAGTCCACCATGAGCACCCCGAACTCTGCACGCTCGGTGCTCATGTTCTCGCCCTGCGCTTCAAGCCGGGTCAACAGCTTCTCACACAGCTCAGGCCACGTCATAGTTGTCACCGGTGATGCGCTTGTAATCCTCGGCGGTGATCTCGCCCTTGTTTACGCGCTCGGCCAGAACTTTCTTCACGCCAACGCGGCGGGATGCGGGCATCTCTGCCCAAGTCTTAGTGCCTGCAATCAGGCGGTTTGCCCAGATAATGTTCATGGTGATACCTCCTTATTCCTTGTTCAGCGCTGCGTCCAGCTCACACAGCGCGGTTTCGATGTCGGTCAAGCGCTTCTCGTTGGCCGCGTCCTGTTCGCACAGGGCATCTTCCATTTCAGCCACACGGTCGGGCAACTGTTCGTGCTCCTGCTGCTTCTTGGCTGCGGCTTCCTTCTCCTGCCGGGTGGGCAGATTGTCCTTTTTCCACTGAATCATGGTGACTGTCCTCCTTACTGGAATGCGCCGGAGACGGCTTCGATGTAGCCGCCCTCGCCGGATTCGCCGCGCTCCACGCTGACGCGGAAGTTAAACGCCGCGCCGTTGGTGGCGGTCTTATTCTCAAAGACGATGTTCACGCCTTTTTTTACCTCGGTCGTGGCATCCTGCCAGACCGGGGAGCTGTCGAGTGCGTTGTTGGTCACTTCGGCTTTGAACTTCGCATCATCGGGGATGGAGCCGGTCACCTGAAGCACGGCAACGGTAATGTCGCCCTCAACGGCCAACGGTTCAGCCAGCGTCACGCTTGCGGCGTGGACGGCCTTGGTAAAGGTCGCGGACGTGCTGACGGTTTCCTTGCCGTCGCTCACCTCAACGGTGATGGTGTGGTTGCCGTTCAGGATTTTCTGGAATCCGGCAGCGCTGGCCGTCTGCTCAAAGGTCAGGGCCGTGCCGCTGGCAACGCCGGTGCGGGCCTTGGTGGCCTTGCCGTCCATCTTTTCGGTGACGGTCAAGGTGTCGCCGTCGGCATCGGTAACGGTGTAGCCAAAGTTGAATGGCGCGTTCTTCTCTCCCAGATTCGTGGAGCTGGCGTTGATGGCCGGGGCAGTGTTGGTGCTGACCGTGCCGTCGTCAGAGACCACGAGTTCAGAGGGAAGTACAAAAGCGGGGCGAACACCATAGGAGCTGCCGTACCAGCGGCTGAAGTAGGAGCCATCGGTGTCGACGTACCAGACGCCGTTGTTATTGTCGGTGTACGGAGAGCGCAGCCACCAAACGGCAGCGCTGCTGCCGTTGTAGGCAATGCGCTTGCTTGCGCTGTTGAAGTAAGACAGTTTTGCACCCTCGGTGTTCATGTAGCTTACGCCGCTGAAACCGACTTCCGTGCCAGACAGCAGGAACACCTTGCAGCTCAGTCCGTTAGAACCGCTCATCACATTGTTGTTCGAGTAATTGGTGTACGGAATTTTGACCTGTTTGATGGCATTGCGAATATCGGCATCGATCAGGCTGATGAACGTACCATTCAGGTACGCGGTCATGTCGGAGTTCAGGTAGTCGTTGTTGGAACCGTCCCACTTCATCGTGGTATAGATGTCCTTCATTACCACCCAAACGCCGTTGCAGCTTGCATCATAGGCGCTGCTGGGCAAGCCCTGATGCACGATGATGAAATCTTTGGCCGCGCCGTTGACTTTGATTTTGACAATGCTGCCAACGGCTTTCGTGCCCAGTTTTACGTTTGCCATTGTTACCTCCTTGTTTTCGTTCAGGCCCACGGCATGATCTCCGCGGGCCGCGTGTTCTGCGATACAGAGAGGGACAGGGCTTTGTGCTGCTTCTTGTAGATGCAGCGGCATTGCCTCGCCCGCCGTCTGTCACGCGCGAGTTTGTTCGAGTTGATTTTTCGATGGATAGGGATTTTACAGTCAAGCAATTTTTCGAGCCGGTCAGCGTACTTGCGGCGTAAAGAGTAAGTATCACCATGGGCGGCATGGGCATCCCACGCATCAAAGCTCCGCAGGATTTCCTGCTTGGTCACTTCGCCTGCGGGGTATGCCGTCTCCCAATATCTGATCTTGTTCTTCATCCGCTTGGAGCTATCCCGGCGCAGCTTTTGGATGACCGCGCCGGTGTCGGTCAGGTAGCTATGGAATCCCAGAAAATCAATACCGTTCCGCAGCGGGAAAATGGCGGTTTTCTGGTTCAGCTCAAGGCCGTAACTGTCCATGAGCGCCCGAACATCCCGGAGAATGCACTGCAATTTCTTCTTGTCCGAACAGATGATGTAGAAATCATCCATGTATCGGCCATAGTATTTGATGCGGTACTTTTCTTTGATGATGTGGTCGAACTCGTCCAAAAACATGAGGGCGAAAAGCTGGCTCGTCTGGTAGCCCAGCGGCAAGCCGTCCTCCATCACGTCGATGTAGATGCAAAGCAGCTCATAGACACGCGGGTCAACGCCGCGCTTGTCCAGCACGGCTTTGAGCTTGCGTTTTAGCTTCCGGTGGTCGATGCTGGCGAAGAAATGCCGCACGTCGCCTTTCAGCACCCAGCCGTCCGCGCCGTGGCCCTCACGGCGGTAATAGTCCACCATGTGGGTTTTCAGGCGCATCAGGCCGTCGTCTGTGCCTTTTCCGGTCTGGCTGGCGTGGCTGTCCCGGATAAAGCTCTTTGTCAGGGCATCATACAGGATGTTATCGACCAGAGCGTGCAGCACCACCTTGTCCACAAATGCGGGGGCGTGTACCATGCGGCGCTTCGGCTCGTAGACGGCAAAGACCTCAAACTTACTTGGCACATAGCGTATCTGCTGCCGAATGCTCCCGTCTGGCTGCCGCACATTGCAGACAGCCAGCTTACGGGAGAGCTTTTCCGTGCAGGCCAGCGCCTGCGCCTCGTACTCGATTGTTTTGCTTTTACTGCGCTTTCCCTTCCGGGCTTCAAGGTAGGCTTTGTAAAGTACCTCAAAGCTGCACAGTTCTTCGTATGTCAAAATGACCCTCCGCTGGTTCGCGTTACGGTAGTGGGCTGCATCCGGCAGGGATGGCCCACCTCAGCGGGATGTATTTATCACTTGCCTGCATCGGCAAGCGACAGGATGCGGTTTCCTTTGATGGGCGCACTGCTTTCAGCTTATGCCTACTCGTCACACGGTTCCATCAGAGCGGGGCGAACACCATAGGAGTTGTTGTACCAGTTGTTGTTGTTGGAGCCATCGGTGTTGACGTTCCAGACGTTGTTGTTATTGTTGGTGTTCGGAGAGCGCAGCCACCAAATGGCAGCGTCAGACAAACAAACCGCACCCTTTATGCAAAGCGGTTGCCCGCTGTGCGTTTACGGTTCCGGGTAAAGGACGGCTTTCAGGGCGGCAGCCTGTTCGGTCAGCCGTTTCCGTTCCGCTTCTGCCCGGAGTTTTTTGGCACGTCCGCGTTCCGACGTGAGCCACTTCATCGCCGGGTATTTTACGTCCGTGACCTTCTTTGTCCAGATACCGGCTTTCTTCGCACTGATGATACCTTCCTCCGTGCAGATGGTCAGGTATTCCAGCAGCAGAGAGCAGCCGTCCACAACTGCGCCGATCTTCTCAACGCGCTTGTCGTAGTCGGTCTGGAAATTGACGTTGTTCGCCGCGTGTGCATCCAGCAGGATTTGCCGGGCAGTCAGCCGGATGCCCTCACCGTACAGACGGAAAGTGCTTTTGGAAAAGCCCTCCCTGTCCCGTGTGTCGAGTGCATGGACGGCAGTGCCGCACACCTTCTGGATGTCGCGCACATCTTCGAGCGCCGCGACTTTCTGGATGATCTTCCGGGCATCGCTCCGGCTGATGTCGTCGGTGACAATGCGGGTTGCCCTCTGGGTGTACCGCAGCAGCTCCCGCGCATTCGCGCCGACCTTGAACGTTTCAGCCATCAGAACTCCACCCTCGCCTGTTCTGCGTTCCACACGCCGGTGACGGTCAGACCGTCAAGGCTGCCGAACGTGGCAGAAAAAGGATTCTTGGTGACGTTCGTGCCGAACTTCAACTCGATTGCCTTAATGCTGGCGTTCATAGCTGCCACACTGGCACGGATGTCGCTGTGGGCATTCTCTGCGGAGTTGTGGGCATCGACGGCAGAGCTGATTTTCTGGTCGGTCTGAGCCTTGGTGTATGCGTCCACCGTCGGGCGCTGGGATTCAGACAGCTTGCCATCCGCATCCAGTGTTGCCACGCCGCCGGGGGCACCGGCCTGTTCTGTTTTCAGATAGCCGGATTCATCGTTCGACACGCCGGGTACAGCGACGTTCACATTTCCGTATGCCATGGTTATTCCTCCTTCGGCTTTTCGCCCTGAATGATCCGGTACTCAGCAGTCAGCGCTTCCGCCGGGGCTTTCCTTGCCCAGATACGGATTTTCCCTGCCTGCGTTTCACAGGTCTGGCAAACACCGCAGTCCATCGCGGCGGTCAAACTGTTCGGCGACAAGATGATGTCTGCGCGATCGGTCGCCGTCACATCTGCGGCAGTGATGTCATAACGCATGGGGTATTCCTCCCACGTTTCATCCTCCACCCAGCCGTCTGCCTTGATCGTGACAGACACAGAGGACAGCCGGTCAACCTTTGCCCTGTCCATTTCCTGCATTGCTTCCAGCGTTGCATTGGACAGCTCACTTGCCAGACTTGCCGCATACTTCTTTGCTTCCTGTGCTACCAGTTTCAGGTGGGTTACGAGTGCGATAATATTCATTCACGCTTGTCCTCCCTAAAAAAGCAGGCGAGACCGCCATGTGACGGTCTCGCCCCTCATACTTCTTTGGTAAGGTCAGTCAGCTTATGCGCCGAAAACCTCGGTCAGCATAGCGGTCACATCGCTGTCGGATGCGACGGTGCCGTGGATCACATCGGACGGCTCAGTGTACACGGTGGTGTCCACGCCGTCGATGGTGATATGACCGTTGGTCTCGCTGGCGGCGGTCTTGGTGGCACCAGCAGAAATGCCCTTCAGCTTTTCGCCCTCTGCATTGGTCATCAGACGCTTGCCGGTCTCAGCGGCCACGAAGTCGGCAGGCTTCTTGCCGGAATCGGTCAGGTTGCCGCTTTCATCCAGAGCGGCGAAGTTGCCAGCGGTGGCGTTCTTCACCTTGTCGGCCTTGCCGCTGATGTCCACATACAGACCATCGTCCTTCAGAACCAGAGCGTTGCCGGCAGTAGCGGAAACATTGACCTTGACATCCACCTCATAACCAGCGATGGTAACGGTGGTGGAAGCATCCTTGCCGGTGGCCTTGGCCTTGTAGGTATCGACCAGAGCGGACATATCGAGGAAGCTGTAGGAGCAGCTGTCAGGGTTCTGGCCCTTCACAGCCAGCACCATAACGGGCTTACCTGCCAGCTTGGGGTCGGTAGCGCCGGGGTAGGTCTCGGTGCTGAATGCGAACTTCTGCACGAAGGTGGTCTTAGCCTGATCGAGGAACATCTCCTTCGGGAAGTCGAAGGTGAATGCCGCAGTACCGGACTTATCAGCGCTAGTGTAGAAGCTGACAGTGTTGCCGGAAACGCCCAGAGACTTGATGGCCTTGGAAACGTCGGTGTTGATGTTGTCGATCTCGGCCTTGGTCTTTTCGGCCAGAGCCTTCAGAGCAGCCAGACGGACGAGAGCATTTGCATTGTAAGCCATAGTAAAATACCTCTTTCTTATTTGTTCATGATAAAATATCCGGCTGCCCAGACTTCCCGGACAGCCGGTCGATTACAGATTGTGCATTACTCGCCGAAAATCTCAGTGAGCATTTCGTTTGCTTCGTCGTCCGAAGCAATGGTCACAGCGGCAGCGCCCAACGGGGCGAGGTCGCCTGCGGCGTTCTGGATTACATACGGAGTTGCTACGCCGTCCACGATGACGGAAAGCAGCTGGCCGATGTAGGCAGTGGGATTGGTCTTTGCGTATGCCTGCGCGGTTTCCATGGACGGCCACACGGCGGTCTCATCCAGTGCGAAAGCATCCTGCCGCTTCATAGCCAACGGGAACTCCATGTCGGAATACTTTTTTGCGGTATTGTTCACAGCCATTGTTCAGCCCTCCTTTAACCCAACGTGACCTTCAGCACTGCGGCGTTGCCATAGGCAACAGCAGGCTCAAAGACCCACACATTGTAGTCCTTGGCGGCATAGCCGTTCGCACCCTCAACGGGAACAGCGGACTTGACAAAGGTGCTGGTGACATCTGCGTTCATTGCGGTCTCGTTGATGACCTTGGTCACGCCCTTTGCGGTCGCAATGCAGGCAATCGCCACACGCTGCGTACCGGCAGGCACGTTGATGGTCAGCGTACCGGCAGCATATGCCTTGCCAGTCTTGCCCAGTGCGCGGATGGCCGCACTGTCCAGAGCGGGCTTGCTGGCGGATGCACCGTAGAACGTATTGCGGAACGGAGTGTATGCTGCGGTGTCCTTGGTCTTAGTGCCAGCCGCAATGGCAACTGCCGGGCTGGATGCAGCGCCGAGATTGTCCTTTGCGGTCACGCCTGCACCGTGGGTTGCAGTCACGCGGTACTTCAGGCTGGACACGGCATTGTCACCGCCTGCATCGCCGATGATGAAGCCCGCGCCGCCGTTGTTATCAGAGCCAGCGGTCAGGGATGCTGCATCAGCAGTAGTCACCTGCGTGGTGGCCGCATTGGTGATACGCTCGACCTTCCAGTTGGTGGCGGTAACGCCGGTGGCAGGGCCGTACTGGTAGGATCCAGCATTCAGCGTTGCGCCAGAGTAGGCCGCAGCAGCTACCTTAGTGCCGGCCTCAACAGCACCAGCACCGGTCAGCGTGAACGTGCCGATGGACGGCTGGGCGGTGATGCTGGGCTGGAGCCGCTTGCTGAAAATCTCGGTCAGGGCATCCATGACGCTCTTGCCCTTGGTCTGGAAAGTCGCCGTGCCGTTCTGGCTCTTGGTCAGGTTGCCCACCTGCGTGTAGCCACCGGCCAGCGTGATGTTCTCCCGCAGGATGACCTTATCGGCATCCACGGAACCGGTCATGGCCGCCCATGCAGAACCGTCATAGAAATAGGCGGACTGCTCATAGGTGGAACCGTCCACGGTGGTGGTCACGACAAAGACATCGCCCTTCTTGGGCTTCACGTCCGTGTTCTGGGCGAAGTAGCCGGAGATCACGCTGTCGTCGGAAGTGGACAGGTCAGCTTTGGTCGCGGCGTACACAGTGCCGCCCAGACCGCCGGAGACAGCTTCCAGCTGTTCCTTGGTAGCATAGCCGGACAGGTCAACAGTGGTATCGTCCAGCAGGACGACCTCATCATTGACCTTTGCGTAGATGTCGTAGTGCTGCGTCTTGTCGTTCATGACAAGATACATGATGTTTTCCTGCGCTGCGGATGCGTCAGGGATGGCTTCCGCCACCTCAAAGCGGGCATGACCTGCCTTGGAGATGGACTTGAGCCATTCCTGCTGCAAGCGTGCAGCGGTGGATTTGAGAGCTTCGAGGGTCACAAACTTGTTGTCTGCCATATAAGCCTCCTGTTATGCCGGTGTTTCGTTCAACTTTCTGCGGGGAAAATCTCGTCCAGCATCTTGTCCGTGTCTGCCGCAGAGACGACTTCATCCTGTGTGATACCGCTGGTCGATGCGGAGATCGTGCCGTCTGCCGACACGGAAACGCCAGAACCGATTTTCACGCCGCCAAGCCGGGTCGCCGTCGCCACAGGCAGCACATAGGCGGAACCACCGCCCGCCGTACCTCCCGGTGCCCACAGCGCCACCGTGGCGGACATATCCGCCGTCGGGATGTTCCTTGCCCAAAAGCGCAGGACACCGGCGAGAGCCTGCACCGTCGGACAAAGCCCGGCACGCTTTGCGACCTCAAGGGCCGCTTTATGTAAGGCAACACTTGGGAACATTTCCTCCGTCACGTCGTCAACTGCAACATCAACAACACACCGGAAGTCATCCATCCCCAGCATTTCCTCGTCATCAGATTCCCGCTGCCAGTCCCAACCGTCTGCGGGGATCGTGATGTCCTTGATGATAGCAGCCCCGCCAGAGCTGCCCTGCTCCTGAATAAGAGCCTTGACCTGTTCTTCGCTTACAACGTCCCCGGATTCCTTGAGGGATTTCATGGCGTTGCCGACGGCGGCGGTGATGGCATCGGCGTGAGCGGAAGCATCTTTATTGTGCTTCTCGATTTCCGCCTTGACCATCTTTGCGAGAGCCTGCATCTGCGGGTCAACGGTAATGCTGATATTGGCCTTGTTCGACACAGCAAGCAGCGCCGACAGCTCAATCTCAAAATCGCCGTTCACTTTCGTGGACGGGACTTCCACGCCGCGCTTATCCTGCATAATAAACAGGAGTGTTTCGGCATCGTCGTTCAGCCTGCCGTAAACGCCCACCTGATGCATGATGTACGTTTCATCCGCACCGGTGATCTGGATTTTTACCCGCCGAGCCGTCTCACCGCCGCTTTCAACGGTTTCGATGTCCAGCAATTTCAGGTCATGTGTTTCGCCGCTTACCCCGGTTTCCCCCGAAAGGTCTGCGTCAGCCGTACCGGTGCCGCTCACAGCGCGGGTGATTACCAGCGCACCACCGGAGAGAGATTCCGACAGCAGGGCGGCACCGGCGGCGGTGTAGCTAGATTTTTCCCAACTCACGTTGTCTGTCCTCCAATAACAATGTTTATCGCCGTGTGTGACCGTTCAACGGTGCCCGCCGTAAAGGCTCGTGCTTTCACTGCCTTTGCTTCAACGGCACCGGGCAGCGCCACGGCAACCTGCATTTTCGATCTTCCGACCGCACCGGCAACATACGCCTTTGCGCCGATTTCCCGCGGCTTGATCCTACCGGGGACCTTTACGGTGCAGGATGTCGCCATGCCGCAGGGTGCGGCGGCGATATAAGCGGGCGACCGTTCATGCGGTTCGACGATGTAGATGATGTGCTCAAGGTGAGCGGTACAGCGCCGGGCATAACCAAGGCGCTTTTCAATTTCTTCCGGTGTGTAGTAAATGACACCATCATCGGTAATGTCTACGTTCATTCGCCAGTAGCCCGGCCTTCCTCCGTAGTCATACCATTCACTTATCTTCACATTCGGATAAATCGAGGACAGCGCCTTTTGGACTGCCCACTCCGTTCCGCAGTACCGACGGACTTCCAGCGCAGTTTTGATGATCCTGCGCTTTGTTTCAATCGGATAGCTGGTGTCGTACCAGTCAACGCGGAACTGAACCGCAAGAATATCCAGAACTGCCTCATCTGCACGGTCAATATCCGTGTAGATTTTCAAGCGTTCGGCTGCTTCCAGTTCCTTCTTGCGCCGCTCCCTGAAAACTGCATCAAGGATCTGTACCCATGGCTCTTTGGCAACATCAGGCGGTAGCCCTTCGACTAGGCCAACTTCGTGGAGTTCAATCATCTTCGATTCCTCCGTATGTCACCTTGCAGCTTCGGAGCTTTGCCACCTGAATTTCGGAGACAGTTGTTTCGACCGGTGTCAACAGACGTGGGCGTTTCGCACCAGCTTCCCGTACACGCATAATCAGCTCCGCCGGTTCGATGTCCCGGCCGATTTTTCTCTGCCAGGTTTCATACTCCTTCACAGCTGCTTCCACATTTTCCTGAATCGTCGATGCATTCTTGACATTGCTCAAGGCAATATGGTAAGTAAGCTCGATGTCATACGGGATTTCTTCCGGCGCATGGCAAAGAACCAGATCACCCATCGGGCGCTTTACCGTGTCGAAATATTCCTGCATTCCGGTACATTCTTCCCTTGTCGGAACTCTGCCTCCGGCCATCAGAAAGTAAACGTGGATCGTGTATCCTTCCTTGCAAACGATCTTCGTATCTGCCACATCGGACCGCCAGCTCGATGCAAAGTATTCATAGGCATCCACCGGACCGGCCACGGAGAAAATCGAAGGTGCATAGTTGATACGTCTGGTAAATGAATCGTCACCTTCCGTATCCGTACCGCCCGTGCTTGCCGAAACACTTTTTGCCCCGGACACATACGGGATAGGATCCACCAGCACATTGATTTCGCCTTCGGCAATCCCATCGCTGTTGCTTCCTGCCTCATCCGCCACGGCAACTACGTCCACGGTCAGTTCGCCGGGTAAGATCTCCGCATACTTTTCGGTTTTGAAATACCGTTTGTCTGCCGTTCTCACCTGTGTTCCTTCCGGGATTCCGGTTGCACTCGTTCTCGGCGCAGACAGTGTGAATCGAATAACCGCCGTGGCTTTTCCGGCTTCCAGGCGTTCCACTCCAACAAGCGGAGCAAGGTTGTCCAAATTCGGCCCCGTGCTCGTAGGCAGCAGTTCCGCTTTCAGACACGCCGTGCTGTACTCCATGTTGTGATGCGAACGATGTGCCAGTGTCAAAAGGACAAGCCGTGCTTCAGAACACCGTTCCAACGATACCTCACCGTTGAAAAGCTCTTTGTTGTACTTGCCAAATAGCGCCTTGCAGTCGGCCACAGCTTCTTCCAGCGTTTCTTCACCTTCAATGTCGATGTCCGGGATGTTCTCAAATTCTTTGATTTTAGACAAGCTCGTACACCACCTTTGGAATTACCACGCCATGCAGCACATCACTATCCAGCCAGTCCACCCGCACCACTCTTGCCCGCGGCTCAAACGATGCGGTTTTCTCTGTCACCTCGGCCACATATAATCCCTTTGCCACCGGAAGCGGCTTATCGACGAATATGTTCGGGTTGATTCCGAGTTCTCTGTCGCCTTCCTGGCTCCCGATTGGCGTGGAATATAATGTGCGAAGGCACTTTGCAATGTCCTGCACTTCTTTTTGTTTTTCGCTGTCACCGGACAGCTCAACCACCGTGCTGCTGAAGTCGATCATATGTACTCCTTTATGGTCAGGCTCACCTTGCACTGCATCAAAAGCCCGTGTTTTATCACCGAATCCCAGCTGTCGCTTATTTCAGTGACCCGAAACTTGTTTTGCGATACCGGTGCAAACCCGATAATCAGGTAATGAATCTCTCCGTTCTCTGACATTTCTGTCAGACGGTTCAGCATCTTGCGAGGATTCACGCCGAGTGCTGCATCCAGAAGAATATCAAAGGTGTACTCTCTCAGTTTCGGTGATAAATACTCTGCCCGTGCTTTTCCTCCCAGAACTTCATGTTCCGCCCAGTTTGCGCCGGTCGTTCCCTTGAAGTTTGACGGGGTGAGCACACGCAGGTGTCCCACGGAGAAAATCACATCGCCGAAAATTCCAACATACATTCCAAAACCTCCTTACAGGGGTGCGGATGTTTTCTTGCCAAGGTTTCCGGTGTGCGTATGCGATACCAGCGATTTGCCGGACACAACAACATCGCCGCCTCCGCCCTGGATGTTCACTGTTCCAGCGGTCGCATTGATGGTCGATGCCGTCATTTTCAATTCGCCGGATGCTGCAAGCGTGATCCCCGCCGGGGATGTCACCTTGATTTCTCCGCCCTCGCTGATGGTCACGGTTGCACCGCCCACCTGGATCTCAAGACTTTTCGCCTTCAGGATTTTCTTTCCGTCCACATAGTCGGTCAGTTCTTTTGCATTTGCATCAAACTTCCGATATGCCTTTCCTCGTGAGTTGGCATAATCCTTTCGGTAGACTTTTTCTTTTCCTTCAGGCGGTTTGTTCTTTTCATTCCAGACGGTGCCCACCACAACAGCATCCTCCGGGCTTTCTCCTGGATGCAGGACAAGCACAAGATCATCAACTTCCGGTGTCTGGTACTCGCCATTGGACAGAAACGGCACCATTTCCGTAACGGTGTCGTCCCTGTCTGGGTAAGTAACTTCGCACTTTCCAGCCTCATAGTCGATAGAACTCACATTGCCGAATCTCACTTCACTGCTCATGCGAAATCCTCCTTTTCCACTTTGCTGGCCTTGACCTGTGTTTTGTAGCCGCTGGATGGAGATATGCTGTGTTCCATCTGATCAACGAAATACTTTCCGTCCATCTTTCCATAGCCAACTAGGTTAAAGCACTGCGCTGAAGCGCCGGCCGGATAGCCCAACATCGTAAAACTGATCTGGGTTGCTCCGTGGTTGGCATTCTTGATGGCCGCTATCAGGCGGGCTTTTGCGTCTGCCTCGCTGCTTACCTTTCCAGTAAGTTTAAGCTGGCGTTCGTCCGTGCCCACCTTGACGTTGATATTGATTTTTTTCTGTTTGTTGGTGTAGGTATAAAGGCCGCCCGTGTATGTTCCAGTCAGCTTTGTGTTCCACTTGAAACTTCCCGGCTCTACGCACAGGGCCGTCGGATTTCCAACGGGCCGGCTCTCATATACCGTCCATACAGGATCTTTCGCCTTGTACTTTTCCCGGTCGTACACCCAGAGCTTTGAAGTGTAGACTTTGATAACCAGTGCATAGGTGCTGCACAGATCTTGCAGAAAGGCACTATCTGTTCCGTCCTGTTCCTTTGCATCAATGCCGTGGTCGTCTCCCTCAAACTTCAGCTCCAATTTGTAACGGCCTGCAATGGTTTCAGCGATTTTCTTTACGCTGGTGTTCTTCCATGTAAAGGTCCGGTTTCTCTCGCTGAAGCTGGTGTCGTTCGGCTTTGCCACGCCGCCCATCGTCAGCGAATCAGGTGCACCGGCAAAACTAAGATCATCCAGCACGAATGCCCCGCACTCGGCGCTGTAATCTCTGTAGCCGCTCTCAATGCCCCCGATATTCCAGTCCTTTACAACAATAGCCGGGTAGAGCTTCACGCCCTTTTCCGGCATCCAGTCATTTTTCCATTTGGCAGCTTTGGCATTGACTGTAATGCTCACACTGTCGCTTTGGGATTCAGCCACATCCGTGTACTTGAAACTTTCCAGATCAGGTGCGATTTCTTCCGAAACATCGGTTTTCTCGTAGGTCAGAAGAACCGCAGCCTGCCTTCCTTTGGGTCTCGCTGCTGTCAGTACCATCATGCACCTGCCTTCCAGGGCGGAAGGTCTCCGCTCTTTTCAGCCGGCAGAGCTGGTGTTGACAGCACCGTGCCGGAATCGAACCGGACGATATGGATATATCTGGGGTTGTTCTGCATCAGCCAATCGGCTTTCAGCTCGCTTCCGTACACGTTCAGGGCAATCAGATCCCAGGTGTCACCGGACTTTGTGGTGTAATCAAGTGCCATACTGCGTGCGCCTCTTTTCGCGTTCGTACCGTTCCACATACTCGCAGAACTTCTCGTAGCCTTCGTCCATAACGGAGCGCAGATCTTCGGCATTCATGCTGCCGTAGATGGTGAAGTTTGGTGCATAAACATATGTGTTTCCGCTGGAACTTGTATAGGTGCGCTGGTAGTTGTTGCTGGATCCACCGCGCAGGCTTCCGGTGCCGCCACTGGAAGTATCTTCGCTCCCGCCGATGGGCTTCAGCTCCACTTCCTGCTGGTAGTTCTGAAGGTCTGCCAGCATCGACAGATTTTGCCTTGTCAGCTCACTGTTGCCAGCCGTCGGGAAGAAGTTTACATTGCTCAGATCGTAGTTGTCCGGGTTGGCAGCGTATTCCAGCTTTGCCTTTTCCGCATCCGCTCCCCGGATAAACTGGATTGCTTTCTGAGCATTTTCGTTTTCGAGAACAGACTGGGCACCGGTAATCACTTTCCCGATTCCGGTGTTCAACAGCTGTTGGGCTTTGCCCTGGTCATCCGACACGGTAGGTGTCGGCATTGCCGCCAGAGTTTCCAGCCCATCCACTGCATAGTTTGCGATCTCCGTGATACGGCTGAACGCCACACCAGCGTCGGACCCCAGTACCAATGCCGCTGCAACAGGCTGAACCATAGTGTCAAAACTTTGAGCCACTTGGTTGTAATACTGCTGGCGACGTGCTCTGTTGAAGTCGATTAGGTTAGAATCTTCTTCTGTAAAACCACCGTCCGCGAGCATCTTCGGTTTTCTGCCGGGCAACCCCAGCAGATCGCCCAAGCCAACGCCCAGCAGCTTACCAGCGGTCAGCCAGGTATCAATGTTCTTTTCACGAACGCCGCGCCGGAAGCTGATAACGGCTTCCGGGCCAGACTCACCAGCAATAGACGGTCCCTGCGTCATGCCGCCGTTGGCAAATGCCGGGACAGACACGGGTGACAGGTTGAATCCGAACGACTTACCGCCGATCACCGGAACCGGAATGCCGAACAGCGTTTCCGGTATTGTGAGCTGAATTTTGTTCAGCGCCCCAATGATGAAGTTGACCGCTTTCACGCCGATGGTTGCAACCTGCTTCAGGAAGCCTATGATGCCCAGAATCACAGGCTCTACCACAGGAAGCACCTTACCCACCAGATCCACCGCCACCTTGATGGCGTTGACCAGTGTGGTGCCTACCAGGCTTACCACCGTAGACAGCAGCGGCATGACCGCCGGAATGCCTTCATTCACGATAAAGCCGAAGATCTCAGTCAGCACCGGCTTGATGTGGTTTACTCCCAGATCTACAATCTGAGAGAACACACCGGCGAACGATTCAATCAACGGCATAACCGTCTGGATGGCAGGGGTCATAGCTCCGAACACGTCACCCAGATTTAGCCCTCCGATACTGAAGCCGGATAGCTTTTCCTGGATGCTCTGCAAGCCCTCCGGGGTGGTGAGTTGCCCGAACACCTGCTTCACGGTGTCGCCGATACCCGCTATCTTTCCGGTGAATTTGTCAAAGACGGCAAGCCCGCCTTCGCCAAATACTGTTCCGACGATGTTGCGGATGTCCTCGAAGTGATCTCCCAACAACGAGACTGCCGCAACGATTGTACCGATGCCGGTAATAACCGGGCCGAATGTGCCAAGCAGTGCCATGAATCCGCTGCCCAGTTTTGCGGCCACTGGGCCTACCGTCGTACCCAGTACGTTCAGCCCTGCGCCGCCGACATTCAAAGCTCCCTTCACCGTGCTCAAAGCGCCGCCGCCGATTTTGGATGCTGCACCCGCCACCTTGCTGCCGACACCGAGGACGGTAGAACCCACTTTGGACTGGCTGACGGTCTGCCATGCATTGGACAGCCCATTTCCAATGACCGTCTTTCCTGCACCGAGGAAATTTTTCACTCCACCGGCCATACCTCCAAGGTCAAGACCGTTCGGTCCTGCAATGCCGGAAAGAATCTGTCCCGCAACACCGCCGGTCTTGGCGATAAATCGTCCAACCGGATTGCCGCTTCCGAACCTCACCAGAGCATTTTTCAGGCCGCCCAGCGATTGCCCGACATTGGAAACATACCTACCGGAGCCGGAGTTTTTCAGCACGCCCAGCAGGCCACCGTTCGTGCTAGCTTCCAGCACATCATTTACAAAACCGGTGTTTCCTTTCTTGGTTCCGCTTCGCAGGCCCTTGAAATTTTTCAGTGTTGCCCAGATGCCGACACCAGCGCCGTCCAACGTCTGCCCAATTTTTCCAAGGCGCGTTGTGGGCTGCTGCGCTCCGGCACCGGCCATCTGAACGCCGTACTTTGCATTTTCAGCAAACATTCCGGCATTCGATTTTACAAAGGATGCGCCACCAACTGCCCGTTGGATCAGGCTTGTGGGTGTCAGTGCGCCCATCAGATTTCGGACAGTGATGCCTCCGAATGTTCCGCCTGGGGCACCGCTCGGTTTTCCGCCGATTGCAATGTTCCCGATGGTGTTCAGCAGCGAGGATCCTGTGCTATAAGCCGTCGGTGCAAAGCTCATAGCTCCGAACGCCGCGACTATGGCAGCAATGGCCCCTGCCACTTCCGGCCCATGCTCTGCAGTGTAGTCGATGCCCTTCTGGATCCACGGCAATGCCGCCTGCGCCGCATTGCCAATTCCAAGCAGCGCGGAGTGCAACATCGGCAGAATGCCATTGACGATGTTGGACAGATCTGGCAAGCTCTCGGTGATACCGTTTGCTATGTCGATCCACATGGATGTCAGTTCTTTCTTTGCCGGAAGGAACTGATTGCCCACATTGATAAGCAGGCGGTCTGTCGCATTACTTGCCATCTGGCTTACCGCTTCGCTGGTGTCCAGACGAACAAGCAATTCTTTCTCCATGCTGCCGCTGTATGCGCTGGTATCACCAGCCATAAGCAAGGCATTCTGGAACGCAGGCAAGTTGCCCACAATTTTTGAAACGCCCTCAATGGCCCACTGTCCAAACAGTGTCTTGATGGTCGCAGTCTGCTGGTACTTGTCCTGTTTCGAGATCGCCTCAAAGACTTTGTACAGAGTGCTTGCTGCACCATCTTCTCCGTTCGGCCCGGTGGACTGCATATCCTTTGCAATCTGCACAGGATCAAAACCGAGTTTGTTCCATGCGCCCACCTGCGCATCCGTTGCACTGTTGCCAAGGGTGATGTTTGTAAACACACGGTTCAGGCTTGTTCCAGCCTTTCCCTCATTAACGCCCATAGCCAGCATGGTGGCTGCCAGCGCAGAGGTCGTGTGCAGGTCAACGCCGGCTGTCTGGCCGACACCGCCGGACGTATTCACCACGCTGGCGATTTCCGCCGCCGTGGTAGCCATGTGGCCGCCCAGATAGTTGATGGAATCTGCAATGTCGATAATCTGGTTGTGGGTCTTACCAAAAGCGGTTTCCCACTTTGCCATATAATCGGCCGCAGACTTTGCATCAATGTCCCACGCGGCAGCTAGCCGGGCCGTATCGTACAGGTAGCTTTTTTCTCCGGTTTGCTGGTTATCCAGAAAGATTTGCTCATAGCTCTTACCGGACTGTCCCAGCGATGCGGCGATCTGCGCCATCTCGTCCCGTTTGATTGGGACCTGCGTGGTCATCTTGAGGATCGCGTCCTCCATGGTGGCACGCTTTTCCGGGTCAATGCTGCCGTCATCGTTCATGATGCCGCCAACATACTTGACTGCATCTGCTGCCTGGGCTTGGTATTCCTCTGCCATGGAGGTTGTCTTTTTAATCATGACAGCGGACGCAGTTGTCAGCGTCGCCATGATTCCAAGCCCAGTCTTTCCGATTACGCCCAGAGTGTTTGCTACAGTGCTGCCCAGCGACTTTGTTCCCGTCAGTGCGCTCGCCAGATCACCGGTCAGCCCCTTCGTCTGCTTTATTGCAGTTACAAGGGATGGGTCCACCTTGCCCATGATGCGGATGCTGAGGTCTAGTGCTCCATTTCCCGCCATACGTCTGCCACCTCGTTACACAGATCCACCAGCTCCCGCCGGGGCAGGTGCAGCAGATCCGTCATGTTGGAATGCGTGGCAATGGATAGCTGGATAGCTGCTTTCCGAAGTCCTTTTGCCCCGCCTTTTACTCGAAAAAATCAGAGTTTACGGCATCGCGCAGCTTGACCGCCTCGCACAGCGGCAGACCGGCAAAGAAGTCCACCGGGTAGCCGGTGCCCATGCTGGCGATGATGCAGCAGTACAGGTAGTTGCGATGCGTATTCACCGGTGCAAATCCGCCCGCAGCCATACGGTTTTCTGCCATGGATTCGCTCATAGTGTTCAGTTCGCCCACGCCGGACAGGTCGATGCTGTCAAAGGTCTTACCCTTCAGCTCAGCCTTTTCGCTGCCCTCGTAGGTGTAGGGAGCTGCAAACTTCAGGGTGTGAGATTCCAGCTGTTTTTTCACTTCATCGGCGTTCTCGCTGTTGTCCATACCCTTGACGACCGCCGCCTGCACTTTCTTGATCTTGCCACGGGGCATGAGCTTGAAGAACTCCACAGGCTTACCGGTGGCCTTAACGGCCATTTCCTGTGCAAAAGAAGTGGTCATTTCCATCACGGACATGGCCGCCAGCTCGTTGCCGATGTTTTTCTGAATGTCGATCAAGTCCTGTACGGTCATCTTCTCCATGCCGGACAGATCCAGGCTGTCGTATTCCTTGCCCTCGAACTTATAGGGTTTATCGAACTTCACGATATTGTCCATTGCTGTTTCCTTTCTCAAAAGAGAATCAGCCGCCCCACGTCGGGACGGCTGACTTCTTCATGTATCGGGTTTAGATAAGAGCGTTGATCTCGGCACGCATATCTTCACCATCAACATAGTAGCGGCCCGCAAACTTGTCGATGTCGATAACGGTAGTGCCGTCAACCTCCATCAGGTAACGGGTGACTTCCAGCGTGGTGGTGCTGCCCATGGTGTCGGCACGCTTCAGCTTGCCGGGATCCAGCTCCTTGGGACGACCACCCAGGACGACGCGCAGGCCCTTGTAGGTGTAGCCGCCGTTCTTGTTGTCGTTCTGCATAGCAGCACGCAGGGTGATCTGGATGTTCTTGTTGGGGTTCATCATCTTGGTGGCGTAGCTGTACATGGTGTTCCAGTTCAGCGTTGCCTCCATGGATTCAAACTGACCGGGCACGGGAGAATCGACTTCGCCCGCAATGCCCATGCCGGACACGGAGGTGGTCTTGTTCTTGATCTTGGGCAGGGTGATTTCATCCGCCAGACCAATGAGCAGGTCATCTTCCGTGTACGCATTGTAGTCATTGATGACCTGGGGAACCAGGTCACTGGAAATATTCAGAGCCATAGGTCATTCCTCCTGCTTACAGAGACAGAGCCGAGGTCAGTGCGCCGGCCTCATACTCCATGGTGTTGTTGATCTGCTTAAAAGGCGGGAACGGCGTGCAGAACTGATAGAAGGAGTAGTGGCCTGCAACCAGTTCAGCGGTCGTGTTGCGGTCGGGGTCTGCCTTCATGCTGTAGCTGGCGCACACCTCGGTAGAGACATAGACACTGCCCTTCATGTTCTCGCTGTCGATGATGGACTGAAGGCGCTTCTTGTTCATGGGCTTATCCAGCTTGCTCATGTTGTCCAGAACAAAGCTGGTCCAGGAGTGGTTGAAGAAGCGGCGGACACAAAGGAAAGCGTCCTTCGGGTCGGTGTTTTTCGGATAGCAGCAGGTCTCATTGCCCCACACAACAAAGTCGCCGGAGCGGATGAAGGTCGCCACGCCCTGCTCATTCAGAACATTGCCCTGCTCCTGATCCATCAGGACTTCGGTGCCATCTTCCAGGCAGGCGGAGGAAATGGGTACGCTGACATTGGACGGGCTGGCATTGGGCGTGTCGTTGTACAGGCTGTCGTTGTAGACTGCCGCAGCAGCGGCCAGAGAGCTACCGCTGTAGATGGCGCTGCCGATCTTGCCGTACAGCCACAGGCCATATGCTTCACGAGAAGTTGCGCCCTGCTTGACCTTCTGGTTTGCCACGTCGGTGTACTTGCGTGCACCGGAAGCGGAACTGTCGATGTCAACAAAGCACACTGCATCGAAAACACCATTGATCTTGCGGCACTTTGCCTGGAGCGCTGCGCACACCATGGGATCCTTGGAGAAGCGGGGTGCCAGCAGAATGCCGGGAACCATGCCCAGCTTGGGGAACACCTGTCTTACCACTTCCAGTCCGGTCTCTGCACCGGTGGCCGCATTCACGCCGCCCACGATGTCGGCAGCGGTGATTTTGGTCGGGTCAAGAACGGAGCCGGAAATGGTCAGGGCCGTTGCGCCGTCGCCTTTGCCGCCGTTGACCAGGGCGATGCTCACAGTGCCATCATCATTGAAGCTGGCCGAATAGTCCTCGTCCGCCGTGAGCACGGTCTGCTCCTTCTTCACGACCAGCTTTTTCAGCAGGATGCCGGTCTCGTCGATCTCTGCAATGCCGTCATTCACCTGAACGGTCTTGTTGGACAGTTCAGTGATGTGCTTTGCATTCGCAGGATCCAGGACGTTGACCACGACGATAGGGGAAATGCCCATCACCTGAAAACTGGCGCTCACCGCCTCACACAGGGTATACTTTGCAAAATCGTCGGAATAGCCCACTGCGGCGGCAGCTTCTTTGAAGGTATTCACCAGCATCGGCGTATTCACCGCTGCTTCCGGGTCATCCAACATATTAACGGGGGCCGTACCCACAACGATCTGCAGGCCGGAGTTGACCGTTACCGGAGCGGTGACGCTGGTCGCTGCTTCGGTCTTGTTAAAGCCATGAGAAATAGCCATTTGTCATATCCTCCTTACTTCATCAGGTCGGTGGCCTTCTTGTAGAGAATGTTCTCTCTGGTGCCGTCCTGTTCGATCTTCACGCGCATTTCTGCGAGTTTGTCCAGCGGAACGATCAGCGCCTTCAGGAACGGCACCTGCTCCACTTTTTCTTTCAGCTTTTCGGGCAGGCCATCCACGAATACGGTGTACTGCGGGGCAATGCCCTTGACGGTCGGCCCGCAGTACGCCGCAGCGCCGGTGGTTTCCGTCACAGGCTGTGCTTCTTTCACAGCCTCGGTTTTCTTTTCGGTCTTTTCGATGCTCATATCAAAGCCTCCACTTCTTCGTTTTTCAGGGTGTTGGGCGTTTCGCAGATCAGGTTGACAATGCCCCAGTAGTAGAAGTCCATGTCATCATCCGAAAGATCCCATTTGCGTGGATATCCCACTTTGAAAGCCTCGCCAAACACAGGCTTCCGCTTGAAGTGCTGCATGATGGCTTCGATGATGTTTCCGGTGTCCTCATATCCCTGCCGGTCTGTTTTCGGGTCATAACAGCAGATGATAAGCTGCAAAAGGACCAATTGCGGATCCTTTTCGTTCACCACCTCGCCACTCGTTCTTGATACGATGATGCACGGGAAGTTGGATCTATTGGTATCCACATCGTCGTCATCATCGGTCGGGGACGGGATAAACTGCTTGAAGATCTTCAGCGGTTTTTCGCCTTCCTGCCCCGTGAACTTCATATCCCGGAACAGTTCCTTCAACTCGTCAATCATGGCCTGCTGGCACATTTCGCTGGTATAGCCGGTGATTTTTTCAGCCATATCAGATCACACCCTTTCGTTTTGCATTGGCGATCAGTTGCCGGACGCGCCGTTCCGTGTTCTGCTGCAGCATCTGCTCCACCGTCTGCTCCTGCATCTCCCACACGGTATGGTGCATCGCAGAGCCGGAAGGGCTGGACAGTGTTGCCAGCTTCTCGTTCGGTTTCCAACGTTTCTTTCCGCTCTCCGTGTAGTCCTTATCCGCAGGTATTCCGAGCTGACGCTGTACCATGCCGATATGCTTCGACTTGAACTGTACCAAGAAGCCCTTGCTCTTATCGCTTGTTCCGCCCAGAGCGATCATTGGACTGTCTTTCAGGACGCGCGCCCGAAAAACGGGCGGCGCATTGCGAACAGACGGACCCATGAAGGGCTTTGTGAGGCTGGTTCTGAAATAGCCCAGGTCTGCCCGGAATGCACCGGGGTCGTTCTTCATAATAGCAAGGATAGCGGTAGGCCGCCGGTTGGTGGCCTTCTGGCGCTGGCGCAGATCTTCGATCATACGCCTACCAGCCGCATTGAGGTCATAGCGATTCTTTACCTCGGTCAGCATCAGCTTTCGCGTTTGTCTGGCCGTGGTGTTGACCGCCACCTTCAACGCCGCCGGGGTTTTGTTTCCCAGTACGCCAAGAGCGCGGGTCACTTCCGCGTCATCAACGGAGACCATCAGGTTGGAAGCGTCATAGTTGGTATGGAAGTATGCCAACTTACCTCACCCTTTCCAGTTCCATGCGATACATACCCGCTTTCAGGGAGCATGATTTGATGTTGTAGATCCATTTCTTGTCCAAGGTGATCTGCTTGCCACTCTTCGGCATAGGGCCGTAGTCCTTCTGCTTCACAAAAAGCAGCAGGTCGGCCTTGTACATACCCTGGTCAAAGGATTGCTTTGCTCCGCCCTCCCAGTGCGCCGGACGTTCAAGTACGCCGGGGTGCTGCGTGATACAGAGCATCAGCTTATCATCTATGTACCGTTCTTCCGCAAACTCGTTTGAGTTGAAGATCACGTTCTGCACATCCTGCGCAACGCATTCTTTGAACGTAGGGAACGGTTTCGGAGTTTCCGGTGTGCCGTAATTCTGGTCAACGTCCAGCATATCAGCAAACCTCAGCTACCAGCCAGGAATCTACCTTATCAGGGATCAGCAGCGGGTGGCTCTGAAGCTCAATGAAGCGACGGTCGGGACGATGCTCCACATAGGTGCGCAGCAGACGGTCGCCCTCAAAGCTGTGCCAGTTGCCGCCATCATCCAGATAGTTGCACAGGCCGTAGGCACGCATGAAGTTTGCGTTGCTGGGGATCATCAGCACCATGTTATCGGGAATCAGCGGCTTTGTCTCGCCGGTCGCGTCATCCAGATAAACTTCGTCGTAGCCGTAAACGTCCACACCGGGCAGGTTCAGGTGGCCGTAATAGGTCAGGCCACCTTCCAGCTCTTTGGGTGCCATGGAACCGATGTCGAAGCGGCGCTTGTCCATCAGTTCCAGAATCTTACCGTCAGCCATGAAATTGTCGGCTGCAACCTTGCCCATGACGACCATATCTGCGTTGGCAAAGCCGTTACGGCTCACCAGCTGCTTCCAGTCGCGCAGATTGCCCCAGGGGTCAGCGGCGGACTTGCCCCACTGCTTCGTGCCTTCAAGAGTGATCTTGTTGCCAAAGCCGAAGTCGATGACTTCATCCACGCCCTTGCCCTTGACCTTCAGCTTGCCGGTGGTAAGCACCTGGGCGGCCATCCATTCTTCGCGGCGGGTGGTCATGTCGTTCAGCTGGTTGTATTCCTCGATCAGCTTTTCCGCTGCACGGTCTGCCGGGGTTCGGCCAGAGAACAGATCCTCACCGGGCAGGCGTTCCATGTACTGGTCCGCCGTGCTGATGGTTGCCGGGTTGATGAGGGGCGGTGCATAAGATTTGGTTTCATAGCCCTCACTCTGCACGATCTCGCCGCCAGCCAGCGGATGGATGAATGCAGCCATCTTACGGTTGCCCTTGACAATATCAATGTCAACGCGGCGGGTCGGAAAGGTTTTCACGTTGGAGAAGAAGCGGTCACGCAGGAAAGTGCGGATCGGCGGGGTAGTACGAACAACCTCGATCAGGTGCCGAGGCTCATAAATGCTTACTTCATTAGCCATAAATATTGTCCTCCTTACTTCAGGAAAATGCCCAGGTTGCGCAGAGGAACTTCAACGTCATCCACGCTCACGTTCTTCGGCAGCACAAGGCCGGCAGCGAAAAATTCACCGGTCAGGTAAATCGGTACTTCCTTGTCTGCATCTGCGCTGTCGGCAGTGATGCCATACAGACCAGTAAGAACCGCCTGGCCCGCACCGGCTGCGGCTGCAACCGGCTTCACCTTTCCGCCCTCAATCAGAACAGGGGCGTGTGCTTCAACCGCTGCGCTGGCCGTCTTGGTGGCCTTTGCGATGCCGATGTCGGTTCCGGCAATGAAATATTCCGGGGCCGTGCTGAAATCTTTTCTTGCAAGATCCATGCTCATAGTTCCGTCCTCCTTACTTCACGCCGTTAGCCTTGCGGATTGCATTCATGAATGCCTTGCTTTCCTCATCCTCGGCTTCAGGGTTTGCGGGCGGCGTGTTGTCGATGCTGTTGGCGTTCGAGTTCTCCGCAGCCTCCTTTGCATTCTTCAGGTATTTCTTGCTCTGCTCCTGCTGTTTTGCCTTCATGCTGGCAATGACAGCCTTTGCAAAGGACGCAGAATCAACGGGCTTCGTAAACTTCGCCTCGTTGGCCTGATCCTCTGCACCGGGCAGAGTTGCATTCTCGATCTCCTGAATGCGGGTACGCTCGGCAGTGGTAGCCTCGTTCTCGATGTTGGCTACCAGATCCGGGTACGCCTTGCGGAGATCATCCGTGGTCTTGATGTCCATGTCTTTTACCTCCCCATGGTCATTGCGTTCCGGCTTTTCCGCCGGGTTCATATTTTCAGGCCGGTTCACAGGTTTTTCCGTGACCCGACTTCTGACAAAATTGGGCGCTTCGTTGAACGGGGTGTTCATGCTGATACTGTTGACGAACAGAACACCATTGCGATTTTCCACAACGGAATCTTCTGCATCGTCATCCACCTCGTCCACGAAGCCTTTTTCTTTGGCTTCCGTTGCCGTCCACCAGTTTGTTTCGTCCATCCACTTGGCGCATTCATCCTCAGTTTTACCGGACTTCTTGGCGTACAGAGCAATGATGCTGCTGCGGATGGTTTCAAGTGCTTTCAGACAGTTCTTCATGTCCTCTGCGGTCAGGTAGTCGCAAACGCCCATGCTGACCGGATGAACCATGTAGCTGCCGTCTGCCGCTGCCACAACTTTGTCCGCATGGCAGGCAACGATGGTGGCAGCGCTTGCGCACAGCCCGTCAATGTGGGCGGTCACGGTAGCGGCATTGCGTTCCAGCATATTGCCAATGGCCTGGGCCGCAAAAACGTCACCACCGCCGGAGTTGATGTATACGGTGATTTCTTTCACATCGCCCAGGGCGGCAAGGTCGTCCGCAAACCGTTTCGGGGTCGCTGCGTCCTCCCACCAGCTGCGCTCAGAAATATCGCCATAAAGCAGCAGTTCCGCTTTCTGGTCATCGTCGGCCAGATTGCGGAACTGCCAGAACTTATTATTCGTTGACTTGGGGTTCGTCTGGGAATTGGCTTTGCCCATTGCAACCTACCTCCTTCATTTTTTCCATTTCACTTTTGCGCTGCCGCATATTGGCCCGCCAGCTTCCGCCGGTCATCTGTGCCGTTTCCTGTTCGGCAGTGGAAATGCCCTGTTCCATACGCAGGATAGCCGCCTCGATTTCTTTCTTCGCATCCAGATTGGTGCGTGCCGGGCCGTTCCAGTTACAGGCCATATAGGCTTTTGCAACAGCCGGATCATCGAAGAAGCCCGGCGCATTGATACGTCCACGGGCTACCGCTTCGGCAAACCACTTTTCGTATGTCGGCTGGCAGAAGTCCGCTGCAAAGCTGTCCCGCATCACATCGCACGTTCTCCAAAACTCGTTCAGAGAACCGCGGCTTGCGGAGTAGTTGGAGCTGAACTTCTTATAAAGCACCTCGCTGGGCACTTCAATACCCGTCGCCACCTGGTTGGACATAGCTGACATAAAGCCGTCATATGTCGTGGTCGGATGTTTCGGGTCAAACGTGTCCGGTGTTTCGCCGGGCGCAAGGTCAAACACCGCAGACGGCGCAAGGTTGATTGCCAGTTCATCAGGCGGAGCGTTCGGGTCCTCCGCCTTGTCGGACGGATCCTCACCAAACGGTGCTCCGCTGACCGGGTTATCATGCTTGATAAACAGCGTGATAGATGATGCCACGATGGCCGCGGCCAACTCTGCATCCGTATATCTGCCCATCTGCTTCATCGTGGGCAGTACCGGTGCCAGCAGGGGAACGCCGCGCCGCTGCCCGGCACGTTCCCTCTGGGTGACACACAGGATGTTCGGTTCTCCCGTTTCTTTGTCGCGGGCTTCTACCCGCGTCCATGTCAGGGGCAGCGGATTATCATAGGCCAGCGGGTGCCTGCTGGCTACCCAGTAGGCAATGACTGCGCCGTCTTTGTCCGTTTCCACGCCCTGAACGATCTGGTGCACATTGATACCGTCCACCTTGCAGGGATTCATTCTGTCTGTGCGGTCAGGACTGCACACCTGGTCAGCCTCGATCAACCGGAGCTGCAAGGCATACGGCCAGTTCCCACGTTCTTTGAACTGCACTGCTGCAAATACGTCACCGTTCATCAGGAAGCTGGTGAATGCCAGTGTTTGCAGCCGCCAGAAGTTATCCATGCCGCTTGCATCGCAGGCCGCACTATCCGCCCACAAGCTGAACTCGCGGGAAATTTCCGCCTGCAAATGGTCAGCCTGTTCCTCGGTCAGGTGCAGATAGTCCGCATCGACCTGGGGTGTCGGCACAAGGCCGCTCCCCACCACATTAGTGCGCAGGGTCTTGATTGCGCCGGCTGCCAGTGGGATACCCATGTAAGCATCCCGGCTCCGCTTGCGCAGTGTTTCCAGATTGTCCTCGATGTCCTCTTTTGCACTGCCGCCGCCAACGTGCCAGCTCCGCATAGAGCGGGATGTGTGGGAAGCTCCATAGTTTCCGTAGCCGGTACCGTTGTTTATGACAGACAGCGCCGTGCGGGCCACAGCGCGGCGATACCCCTTTTCGGGGGAGATTGCCGCAATGGCCTTATCAAGGAAATTCGCCATGTGCTCCACCTTCCTTACACGTCATGCGGAGAGAAGTGGTAGATCCGGTTTCTGCCCCGGCCCCTTTCCTCCGCTTCCGCTTCAGCCACTTTCTTTTCCCAGAAAGCAATGCTTTCCCGGATCTGTTTCAGGCTGGCGCGGGTCAAGACCATCTGCTCGATCTGGTAGCTCTGCCCGGTCGATACGGCAGCCTCAGCTTCCAGCCACATATCAAGGTACCGCTGGGCGGTCTCTTTTGAAATAACAGGCATTGGTTAGATACCTCCCGATCTCCTTCTGCGGTACTGGCGCTGTTGTGCAGGACGCTGTGCATCCTCACCGGGGATTTCCAGACCGGGCGGGTTGCTGATTTCCAGCGCAGCCGTCGCGTAGTTCCGCACGTCAAATGCTTCGTTACGTTTCTGCGCCGGATCCTTCAGCTCCCACCGTTCCACTTTGCGGCCAGACTTCCAGCGTGTGACCTTGTGTTCCGCAGTAAGCATCTTGAAATAATTTTCGTCATACCCGGCATCCTCTGCCGCCGGGAAGTGGCAGTAGTTCGGGCCTTTGATAAGCACTTTCAGCCGGGCAAGGACGTGGTTCTTTCCAGTGTCAACGCCCAGGGTGAACAGCTCGCCCTTGACGCGGTTGTTCTGCGTGGGGTTGCGCAGGTAGGGCACATCCATACCGCCACGGCCCTTGATGGCCCAAATATGCCGTTCCTCCCGTTCTTTGCAGAACCGGATGACCTGATCCGGGAAGTGGCCGCCGCTGTCCATGCAGACAGACCGCAGGGACAGCTCTGTGCCGTCTTTCTTTTTCCAGGTGCGGGAAAGAAACTCGTCCAGGTCTGCCCACACCTGACCGCGTTTCAGGTCGCCGTAGATGCGTTGGTATCGGATGCCCCAGCTTTCTCTGCCGATACCCCAGCCCACCACTTCGGCCTCGAAGCGGTTATCCTGGGTATCGACACCAGCCGTCAGGTACACTACGCCGTCCGGGACTTCGGCCTCGTAGAACTCGCGGCGGTCCAGCAGGTTGTTTGCCTCCACCGCTTCTCCCGGTTCCTCCCACGGCAAGCCCAGGTCGGTGTTCACAAAGACCTGCATCTTCTCGTAATCGCCGCGCTGTGCATCCAGGTCAGCGGCAATAAAGTCCTCCACGATCTTGTCCCACCCGCAGAGGGTCGAGCCTATCTTGTTCATGTGGAAGCCCCGCACCGCCCGTTCCGGGTGCTCTGCGTGCCACCTGCCTTGCACGCTGTTCTTCTTCCAGCGGTATTCATTGTCAAGACAGCCGCACTCAGCGCAGCGGTATTGCACGCCGCCTTCCGGCCACTTGTCTTTATCGAATACCATGTTGTCCCAAACAAAGGGCTGATAAAAGCCGCAGTTCGGGCAAGGCACCGTCCATTCCTCTTGGGTGGATGCGTTGAACTCGTCCAAAATGCGGCTGTTGTTTTTGTCGGTGGGGGTCGATACCAGCACCGTCTTGTAATCCCAGTAGGTCGTCTGACGCTGCTCGGCCAGCATGACCGGGTCGCCTTCTTTGCCGGCGCTGGCTTTGTAAGCGTCCACCTCGTCCGCCAGCAGCACCTTGATGGGGCGGCCGCGCAGATCGGTCGGGGCGTTTGCGCCAACGATGGTCAGTTGACCGCCGGCGAAGTTCTTTTTCATGATCGTGTTGCCGGAGTAGCGGCTCTTGTTATCCACAAGGCCCCGAAGCACCGGAGTGTCCCGGATCATAGTAGCCAGACGGTCCTTGCTGAAGCTCTCGCCCAGGTTCACCGTAGGCTGCACAATCATGATAGGAGCCGGGTAGTAGCTCATGTAGTACCCGATGGTATTCAGGATCAGGCCGTCCGTCTTGCCGGACTGGGCGCACATCATGGCTACCACCTTGCGGATATGGACATCCCCGATGGCATCCATGATCTCCCGCTGGAAAGGTGCGTTGTCCGTATTCCAACGGCCTTGTGCTGCGGATGCTTCCGCCGACAAGCGGCGGTAGTTATCTGCCCACTGACTAAGGGTCAGGTTCGGGGGCGGCTTCAGCGCACCCAGTGCCCGGCTGAACATCTGTGCAGTCTGCGGTTCCAGGTGGATCATTGCCATTGTTGCCGCCGCCTTTCATGACACAGCTGCCGAACGGGCAGAACTGCTGGATCTCATTCAGCCGGGTGCCCCAGACACAGCCCCGGCATTTATTCTTCCTGCTCATCTTCGGGTTCCTCCCCCGCTGGTGCTGCCAGCGCAATTTCGGGGTCACTCAATTCCACAAGTGCTTCCTGCACTGCTTTTTGCAGAATGTCGTGGGCTTCCGCCGGGTCGGTCAGCTGGGCCATAGTATTTGCATACTTTGTCGGGATGGTTTCCAGCCGGTTCTTGAAATTTGCAAAGATGGTTTTCAGGGCGCGTTCCACGTCCTCGGTGCGGTGCAGGTCGCCTTGGGCTTCCTCCATCCGCATTTTCTCGATCTTGCCGCGGGTCTCCTCCCGCTCGGCACGGGCAGCAACAAGGCGGGCTTGGTCGTCTTTGTTGCCGATCTTGAAGTTCAGGTATTGCCGGACGCAGACTTTCATGTCAAAGACACCGGGCCGGACTTCGGACAACACGCCCTGATCCCGCAGGTTCCGCACCTGACGGTCGGTGATTCCCAGCCATTCACCGACAGCCTTACTCGTGTACAGCATCTTTGTCACCGTCCCCCGGCTCTCCGATCTCGCCGGTTGCCCGGATGCGCAGCAGTTCAAGCCTCTGCTGCTCGGTTTCCAGGTGCAGCTTGTCCATTTCGTTTTTCTGCATCTGGGCCGCCGCAGACAGGATGCGGCCATGAATTTTGTTCAAGGCTTCCTGCAACTGCAAGATGCGCTGTGCCGGGGTCTCCTTCTGATACATACCGATCTGCTGGTTTGCGCCGTCCCGCTTCCGCTTGCCGCGACCGCCGGGCACTCGCATATCCATGACGCTGGATGTAATCATCTGGTCGGGCGGTAAAGCCTGATACTCTTTGATCTTGTCCAGAATGTACTTTTCCCGGAGCAGCAGCACGCCGATCTCGTGGGAAGTCAGCTCGGTGCTGTTCCGGGGTGCATTCTCTACGATCTGTTTTTCTTCCGGGGTGAGCTTGTCAAAAAAGATAGTCGCATAGGCTCCATCTTTCATTGCATTCTCATTTCCCACCGGGGCACCACCGCCGGGGTTTCCCGCGGCATTTTTGTTTCCCGGCTGCCCGCCGGGCTTCCGGGAAGCGGGCGGGTCCCACCCATCCTTTGCCTTCCAGCGGCGGACCGTATCATATTTAAGATGGAGATCGTCCGCCAGCTGCCGGAGATTCACTTCTCCATCCTTCTCCATCCGGGCAATGTACTCAGCGCGGGCGGCATCGCGCTCATCGCTTCGCCTTGCCATTTGGTTTTCCTCCAATAAAAAATGCCCCGTCTGGCAAATCATCCAGGCAGAGCATTCAGTTTCGCCGCCGGTCCTGCGGCATTTCTTCGGGTCGCTTACAACTTGTAAGCAACAGTGTATGAAAAAGGCCCCTCGGTTCGCCGCCGTGGGGCCTCTCTCCATAATTCCACTGTACTAAGTATAGCACCAAAACCGTCTTATAACGTCTTATCTTTTGCCGGTTGGGGCTTTCAAATGTAAACACTTTATGACATAGCCACCATTTTGCCAGCCCCGGCAAGATGGTCTATCCCGATTTTGTTGACCTCAACAAGATCACACTGGAATGATTTGTTGGCACCGGCAAAACGTGAGTTACTTACAAATTGTAAGCGGACACCATCCCGGTGACGTTACCGCCATGTTCGCCCCGGACTTACATTTTTTGACCCGTACCCCCTTTTTCGGGTGTTAAAACGCGGAAGCCCTTCAAAAAAATTGACACCTAGAAATATTTTGGGGCTTCCGAACCCGCACCGCGCCCGCCGGCGGGGGGCAGTACCTTTCCGGCGGCGGGGCCG